CATATTCCAGATTTCCACATTGAATGTGGGAGCATCCAAGAAGGTCACAACGTCACTAATACGCTGCCCACGGGTTGCGATACATAAAACCAAAACAGATAGCATCCTCGAAGTCGCGGGTTGCCCGCATTATTGAGGGGAGGAATGCGAGAGAGAAGCAGAGAAGAGTGAATGCTCGTGTGCATTCAGGACAGCTTGAGAATTACGTTAACCTTGGCCCCACAGGAGAGTGAGAATGTCACAAGTCCCAACCCAAGAAGAGATCCTTTTGTTTGAGATGCCCGGCGTAGATCTAGGAACACCGGTTGAGTATTTTCCAAATGCTGTTCGGAACAGCGGGGAACCCCGGCTAGGTTTTGTTGTTCGTGTTTCACGAAGCGGTCGGAATGTTGTTATTCGCACGTCAGATGGCGGCTGGTTTGACGCAGTGCGCCACATCGATGATCCGAAACTCCAGTTGAACCAGGACATGCGAGAGAACGGCGCATGGGATCGAACGGAGTATGACAAGGAATTGAATAAGAGGCTGGAATCCATAGACAAGCGGATCTCTGATATGCAGTCCTCGGTGGACTTTGTCAGCAAGCGTTTGACCGGCAAGTCGGCGGCTCCCCCAGTTGCAGAAAAGACGCCTTACCACGATCTTCGAGAGAAGGCCATTGATCTTGGGATTGCCTTCAAGGGAAATCCAAAACGTGGTTGGCTGGAAGACGCCGTTCGGGAAGCCTCAAAGCAGGAAACCGTAAATGGTTGATCACCCAATGCAGAAAATATGCCGCCAGTGGATCCAAAAGATCCGCGATGCGGAGAAGGTCAAGCATGCCAAGTTTGGCAAGTATGCCAACGAATGCATGAAGTTCTTCGACGGCCCGCATGACTGGATGTGGAAGGGCGAATACGCGAAGGCCCCTGGTGGCTTCCTTGACAAGGAGGCTCAGGGGGCTCTTCCGAACTTCCGCATGACGGTGAACAGGGTCTTTGAGGCCGTGGCCCTGTTTGGGCCGGTGTTATATCACCGCAACCCGACCATCCAGGTTACTCCTCGCATCGGGCCGTTTATCGGGCCAGAGGCCATGGGCATTAATCTTGGTGATCCCATGCAGGCGCAGTATTACGACATCTATGGTTCGCAGGATCACTTTATTCAGGAGGTGAAGCGGACTCACGCCTCGATCAAGGAGCATTATCTCAATTGGCTCCAGTTTGAGACGGACAAGAAAACCCACGCCCGGCGGGCCATTACCGAGGCAATTGTCAAGGGCATGGGTATCTTGTGGACTGACATTCGCCGGCCCCATGGATCAAAGGCGAGACATCCCCAGAGTTCCTATGTCTCTGTTGACGACATTGTGCTTGATCCTGATGCCGATTACTGGGAGGACATACAGTGGATTGCCCGGAAGGTAGTTCACCCGACGTGGAAGGTAGAGCGCGTGTATGGCCTGGAGGGCAAGCTACACGGAACCCTCGAGTCCAAAGCGGCTCAGGGGGAGGTTTATGCTCAGGGCCGAAAGAAAACGAGCGGCGAGACGAGAAAGGGCAAGTCGTTTGATTTGATTGAGTACTGGCAGGTTTTTTCAAAAGCGGGGTTCGGGGATCGTCTTAAGGCCACCGGTAATCGCTCTGAGAAGAAGGACTATGACTGGACGCAGTTTGGTGATTTCTGTTTTCTCGCGGTTGCTGAAGGCGTCCCCTACCCGCTGAATATACCGACAGAGGTTCTCGAGAAGGAGAGCTTTGATGACGTGTTTATGAGGGCCCAGTGGCCTATTCCGTTCTGGACAGATGGGGGATGGCCCTTCAGCAAGCTAACTTTCCACGAGAAACCGGGCGACGTGTGGCCCATATCACTGATCAAGCCGGCAATTGGTGAATTGCGGTTTGTGAACTGGTGTATGAGTTTCCTGGCAGACAAGGTGGCAGCGGCCAGCACGACCTATGTGGCAATTGCCAAGGCAGCTGGGGCGGAGATTCAGGATCAGATCAAGAGCGGCTTGGGCCCCTACACGCACATCGAGATCAGCGACCTGTTCGGTCAGAAAATCAGTGATGTTGTGTCTTTTTTGGATGCTCCCACATTCAATGTGGAAATCTGGAATATGGTGTCAGAGGTTCTCCAGTTGATCGACAAGCGAACCGGTCTTACGGAGTTGATGTACGGGCTCAGTGGCCCGACTCAAATCCGCAGTGCTTCGGAAGCGGAGATTCGCAACCAGAATGTGTCCATCAGGCCGGATGACATGTCCAGCCAGGTGGAGGACTGGTTGAGCAACTGCGCCATGAAGGAAATGGAGGCGGCTGAATGGACATTAACCGGGGACGAGGTTGCCCCGGTGGTAGGCAATGCGGGGGCGTTTGTCTGGAACCAGCAGATGAAGCCGCAGGATTTCGAGAAGACGGTTAGGGACTACGATTATCGCATCGAGGCTGGCACGGCCCGCAAGCCGAACAAGGTCAACCGGGTGCGGCAGTTGAACGAGTTTGCCCAGATCGCAATGCCGACGCTGCAGCAGTTTGTCGGACAGGGTGTGGTGGAACCATATAACGCTCTGATCGAGGACTGGGCCAAAGCGAACGACTTGGATCCAACTCGCTACATGATTGAGGCCCCTCCTCCACCACCGCCCATGGGGGAAGAGATGCCACCAGAGGGTGGGCCCATGGAAGAGGAAATGCCCCCTGAAGAAATGCCCCCTGAAGAAGGGCCACCACCGGAGGAAGTCGTATGATGGATCCGCACCATGGATTTAACAAAACGCCTCACATGTCACGTCCCGGCAACAACGACAAGTTGATCGAGGAGATTCTCAGGAAAATTGAGGAGTCCACGGCACACATGGTGGATCATCCGTCGGGCAACGAGGAGGTGCGGGGCCAGATTCGTCGTTATCACATTGCGAATAACGATGACCGTTTCGTTAATAAGATGGAGCCCGGCGACGAGAAGTACCTGAAGGCGAAACCGGAGTGGCCCCTGGTCATGGCCTTTGGGACAATCAAGGGGCCGGGCGGCGTGACTAAATTTGAGAAGAGAATTCGATGACAGATCCACACTTTGATAGACACCGCAGGGACTGTGAACAGATGGGTTGTGTTGAGTTCTTCGATCAGTTGATCGAGGAGGGGAACAACTCTGGCTTTGCGGCAATGCTGGCCCAGCGCCGACCGAGTGGGACGAAGGGTACAGACAGGGCGTTTCTGGAGGGATCCCACCATGCAATGGACAAGGTGGGGAGATATAGCCGGGATCGCATGCTGAAGATGGCTAAAAAGGCGGGTATTTCGACGCAGGGCAAGGTTTACAAGGGTGGCATCGGACGGCCCGACGATCCCATGGCGTGGGTTTCCGGGCGAGATGACGTTTTAGCGGCCTGCAAGGCAAAGGGTCTGACTTGCTCCGGTTCGGTGAATTACAAGGCTCCTGAGCGAGAGCCAAAGCGGAAGAAAATGGCCGAGGATCTTGTGCAGGGGTTCATGGCTAAGGAAGTAGCGAAGGATCCAGGCTTGCGAGAGAAGGTGCAGAAGAGCCGCAGCAAGAAAATGGAACTGAGAGAAAAGGTTATAGAGAAGCACGGGAACCCGAGGGTGAAGTAGTCAGGAACGGAAGATCAGGGAGTAGATTATGCCAGTCCCCTTTACCAGTATCCCCACACCTAGTGACCTCTGGGGGAGGTTACACCCATGGCTCGGGGAGATAGACAGACGCACGCAGCAACTTTTCGGCAATGAGCTTGGTCTTATGTACAACCTCGAGGACGCGCTGCCGTACTTTATCCCTGAGCCGGCAATTGATAGCATGGGAAACCCCATTGATCCGGTAGAACCTACCATTGGGCCGGCTGGCCTGGATGCTCGGGATGATTCCCAGCGAAGTTATTTTGAAAATATTATTAGAGAGATGAATAAACTCCCCTCGGATTTACAGAATGATCCTTTGCGGGATAGTGATCCTATGCGGAAGCCGAGAGCTGGCCCTCCGCCCTATATTTACGAAGACTGGGAAGAGCCGAAGCGAGCTGGCCCTCCGCCCTATATTTACGAAGACTGGGAAGAGCCGAAGCGAGCTGGCCCTCCGCCCTATATTTACGAAGACTGGGCGTCTGAGCATCCCATTGTGGAGCCGAAGCGGGCTGGCCCTCCGGTTTATGAAGGCGGGGCGAGGCGTTTGACCCCTTCAACGTACTCGTATGAAGGCGGGGCGAGGCGTTTGACCCCTTCAACGTACTCGTATAAAGACCGGGGGAATAAATAGTGCCGGAATTTGCTTTACCCCTATCGCCACACGAAGAGCGGATTCGCAGGCTCCTTTTTGAGTATAGGTTACAACAATCTCTTAAGGGTAGTCGCCCTCCCCCCCCCTCCCACACCGGAGCCCTCTGCATTCGTGAAATTTGGACAAGGCGTGGAAAAAATTGTTAATGTGGCTGGCGCGTTGGGTGCGGACACGGGTCAATTGAATGCGCTGGAAAAACTACAGCTTAAGGGAATTAACGAGCAGCGAGCGATACGTCGGGGTGAATTGA